GCGGTTGTTGCCCACAGTGACGTTTGTTTCCGCTATGTACTTCTTGTTGTCCGTGGGGGCAAGAACCGCTTGAGTAGCGGCTGGTTTTGGCTGGTTGTACGTGGGCATATTAAGCTCCTTTGCGGCCGGGGGATTTCTGGTTGGCCACCTTGGCCAAGCCACGACCCATCTTTAGCATGTCGATGTTGGTCTTGCCGCCAGCGCGAAGCTTGGTTGGCTTTTGATCTGCGTGCATGTTCTTTTCATGCTTGCGAACTGCGGTCTTTGCATCCATGACGGACTCCTTATGTTACGGTTACCTGTACTGTACCAAGTTCCAAGGTTAAAACCAAGTCATTCGGTGTCAGCGCATCATCAAAAAACCTAGAACCACCCACCGGTGCCCAGCCCCACTGGATGTCTCGGCTGCCCCCTGTCGTGAAGCCCTGTGCGTTTACACCGGCCTCAACATAGGTTGTGTCCCGGCGTGGGTTTCTCACTGCCTGCGGGTCGTCCACTGGGTACATGCCCAACTGAAGCTGCGGCTGGTCAGGATCAAAACAGTCCGGGCACACCAAGGTATTAAACGTCTTGGTTTTGACGATCTCTTTGCGCAGGTTCGTCAGCTTGAATTGGAAGCCACAGCGATCGCACATGGCGATGCTGTTCTTGGCTGATGCAAACCGATTGCCCATTACGTCCCGCTTCCGAGGTACTGACGGCGAGGCACAAAGCGCACTGCAGCCTTTTCACGATCCTCTTCGGAGGCCAAGGCCCAAGCTTCGTCGTATTGCTGCTTGAGGATGGGCAGGCGCTCAGCGCCACTGGGTATCTTCAGGGCCAAGTGGTAGGCCAAGCCGGCCACCATGCAAGGCAAGAAGCGGAATGGCATGTCCATCGTGTCCACACCGTCCCCGGCATTCTGGATGCGGCGCAAGCGGTAGTACACGAGGGTGTAGGTCTGGGTGTCGTCTGGAACAGGCCACACAGTAAAGCGTGGAGTGTTTAAACGCTCAATAAAAATCTGGATGGGACGAGCTTGTTGGAGCTTGTTCGGGATCGTGGCGTAGGTTGAAACGCTGATCCGGGTGATGGTCAGGTCAGCCTGCGTGGAAACGTTGCCTGCGCCGGTGCGGATCACATGCTCCAACAGGTCCACAGTGTCGGTTGGCAAGACGTAGGTGGCTTGGCCGGGGGTCAGAACCTGTGTCCCCTGCTCGTAGGTGAACATGTTTAAACCACGGTTTGCCCAGTCGGCGAACATCAGGTTCAACGATCGACGGGCTGTGCGCAGGTCGTAGCCGGTGCGCAACTCACCGCCGGCACGCTCGAACGCCTCCTCGACGACTTCTGCGAGATCGAGGTTGAAGTTTGCTACGCCTGATGTTGCCATTATCGGAACCCTGCTGTTTTCTTTGCGATGGTTTTGGGTTGTGCTACGAACTGCTTCCCGGCTTTTTTGCCAGCGCGTTTCGCACGCGTTGTAGCAGCATACTCAGCAGGGCTGAGACTTTTAATTGCAGCCTTAGGAAGGTATCGCTCACCTGTTTCAGAAGATTTTTTACCACTTTTGGTTGTCCATTGTTGGTTGCCCCAGTCCTTGAGGGATTTTTGCGGCGCTTTCATTTTAGTCCCTATAGCCGCCACCAGCGGCTTTGTACTTCTTGGCCACGAGCTGAGCTTTACGGGCCGACCACTGGCCTGCGCCAGTGCCTTGGGTTGCGGCGGCTTTGACTTGGCTCACAATCCGCTTGCGCAGACTGGGCTTCGTGTAGTTGCCGGCCGCATTCACCTTGCCACCGTCTTTGTACTGAGTGAAGTCGTCGCTGTCCCGGCGAGCCTTACGGACGCCTTTGGGCATTTTACTGGGGTTGATGTCCCCCATACCGCGACTGGCCATCATGTCAGTACACCTTGCCGCGAGTCTTGCCGCGCTGTGCGATGCCGTCAGCACGCTTGGAAGCCGAAGAGACAGAGCCACCTTTAGCCATGCCAAAGAACTCTTTGATCTTCTTGCCTCGTGCAGCAGAGCGCTGGCCGGGAGACATCTTGTCTTCTTCTTCACGCTTCTTGCGGTAAGCAACAGCACCGGGCTGCTCGCTGAGCATCTTGCGCTCAGCTGCTTCTTTTGCTGGGCGGGCTTTCTTTTCATCTTCTTCCGCCTTACGCTTCGCGGCACGGGCGGCATCACGCTTCTTTTCAGCCTCTTCACGCTGACGCAACACAGAAGGGTTTATTGGCAATGCAGTGCCCGGACGTTTTTCGGGTGCTGCTGGGGCTGGACGGTTGCGACCTTCATCGCGGTAGGGGCCGCCCATTGTCTGCTTAGGAGCGCTACCTTTTTCTGCTCCACGGCCTCGGCTGGTTGAAGCTGCTGGCGCAGTAGAAGGTTTGGCCTTCACTGGGGCCTTGCTAACACTGGGCTTGGTGCCGGAAGAGCTTGGGCTGGTGATTGCTCGGCTTGGAGCGCTTGCAGCGGCTTCCATGCGACGATCGCGCTCATCTACATCGCCGTCAGAAAATTTTGGTGCTGCCTTTTGCTCTGCCATTTGCTGCGGATCACGAAGGCTCGATGTTCCTGCTGCCGGTCCTGCTGAAGCCGGTGCCGCCGCTGGTGCAACTTCTTTTCCTCGTCCTGTTGCACGATTAAAAAGCGACTTGAACATTTCTGCATTTTTTGCACGGCCACGAGCGGTGATCTCATCCTCTTCAGGAAAAGAGCCGGTCATGATGGGCTGATTGCTGCCATCCAAAACGGCATTGCCTCTCTCATCCACCAAGCCGCCGGGTTGGAAGCGTTTGGTCTTCTTTGGTTTGTGCATTGCCATTTCGTACTCCTTAACCGCGCTTGGTCATCTTGGGCATCATGCCTTTGGTGTGGCCACGCTCAGCAACACCGTCACGGCCCGAACCGGTTTTGACCTTGCCCATCTTGGATGGAGCAACAGAGCCGCCCATCTTCATCTTGCCTTTGCCGTCAGCTGCGAAGGAGGGAACCTTCTTGCCGTCTTTCATGACCATGGGCATACCGCCGGAGGCGTAGCCCTTCTTCATCATGCCGCCGGCCTTCAGACCTGCGTGCGCTTTGGACGCGGGCTTAGCTGCGTGTTCGGCCAAAGCCTTTTTGGTAGCGGGCGTCTTACCGCCGCTGGCCATCATCTTGGACTTCATAGCACCACCGCTGGCCATCATTTTGGAATTCATCATTTCTCGGACTCCTTGTACAGGTTGTTAAAAGTGATCTCAGCATCCATGTACGAATCATCTTGCTCCGCACAATGAACCCATTGGTTCGGCCGGAAGTCTGGGGCACCTTGCCCCGTCACCCAATAAGCCGGACTCGTCACGCGGACACGGTTGTTGGGCAGCGCCACAACGTTTCCGGTCCACTTGCCCGCATCGGTCAAGACCAACACATGGCTTTGTTTGTGTTGCGACGGGTCTTCTGACACATCGCTCTCTGCGTAGTCTACTGTGAACAGGTACCTGCCGGTGTAGAACTCGTTGTTGATTTTGCAGAGCCAAGGCGAGGGCTTGGCCCGCTCAAGGCTGATGATTGAGTGGTGGTACGAGTTGCAGTCCCAAGGTTGCACCAAATGGTTCTGCATGCGCTCGGGCCACTCCTCCAATGGGATGTCGCCAACCAAAGCGGAGATGGGCATCCGTGCCCACATCGCCCCGCCGTGGACGTTCTCTTGACTTCCGTCGTCGGCCTCACAGCCGGTGAAGATAACCTGAAAGCTCAAACTCCGGTCAGGCATTGTGGTGACAGCAACCGCCAAAGCATGAAGATACTCACCGTGGTACTTCTGGTGAGCACTCGTGAATTCTTTGCGGACCCAGCACTTGAAGTACGGGATGTTGCTTGTCAGGTACATCTGCTTGCCTTACCGCATTTTGCAGTTGGTCTTGCCGCGCTGTGCGATTCCGTCAATCGAGCCGCCTTTGGCTTTTTTCACTTCCATGGGCTTGACTGGCTTGGGAGGCGCTTTTGGCTTGGCGGGTTCCTTTGGCTTTGCAGGGGGCTTGCGCGGTGCAGAGCCACCATCAATATCTTGTGGGGGTTGACCCATTTCAGCGGTGTAGATGCCGCCATCTCGGTATGATTTCATTTTGGCTCCTTCGGCTTTATCGGCCTTCACAAACTCTTTGCCGACCTTGACCGGCACTTTGACCTTTTTGGCGAACTTTGGGTTGTTCGCCACCGCTTGCATGAACTTCTTCTGCTCAGGTGTCTTACTTGGCATTTCGATGTTCCTGCATGAAGGTGTCAATCTTGTTCTCAAGGCGGTCAATGCGGTCGAGCACTCGGTTGATGTCGCTGTGGACTTCAACCTTGGTAACGTACTTCTCCGCACCTTCTTCTCGAGTCTTGCTGAGCAAAATTGACAGGCGCTTGTTCTCATCGTTGACCGACTTGATCCACATCAGGATCACGGCCACGCACAAGGACAACACGCCGTTCCAGAGCATCATTTCCATGTCAGCACTTCCACCTTGCGAGAGCGGCCGCCTTGCGGGTTGGCTTGCCCTTCTCGTCTTTCATCGGACCCGGCATCCCAGACATGCGTGCGCAGAACGAATCCTTGCGCTTGCCGCCTTGGGGCTGCGGGGCTTTGAGGTTGCTACCGGTGGCAGCGTTGTAACGAGCACGGCCTTTGGCAGTCAGCCCTGCCCCTTTGGAGACGGGCAGCTTCTCGCCACGACCGACCGCAAGGGATGGGGTTTTCTTAGCCATAGAAGATCGTGCAGTGAATGTCCGCCGCCAAAAACACGCGAATGCCTTGGTCCGCCAAAATGCCCTCTCCGGGAATTACCATCGTAAACGCCGTGGCGTTTGAGGCGTCAGCCTGAAGCAGCATCTTGTTGTACACAGTCACGTTACCGCTGGCAGCGCCGCTGTTTGCCACAGTTACCGTAAATACGTTGGCGTTCGTCACTGTCACTTGGTAGGGGTTGTCGGTCAAATCCCAGTCCAAATAAACCCACTGACCCGTAGACAAACCGTGGCCTGTTGCGGTCACAGTTGCGGTGGTTGTGGCGCGTGTGTACGTGCCGGCGATTGAGGTGTTCTCAACAAAAGCTGAATAGCCCGTAGCACCGCTAAAAGGGAATATTACAGCCCCCTTTAAACGAGTTCGGTACGGAACCATCAAGCCAGAAGCGGCTGCGTGTTGCGACTTGACATCAAATTGCATCGTCATTTTGTTGCTCCGGTTTTGTAACTTCCAAAATGCGGGCTTTTAACTCCGCATTTTCCTTTGCCATCGCCGCTACAATCCCCATGGCGTGATCTCTTTGGCTTTCCAGAAGCCCAAGCATGGCTTGGACCTCCGGGTCTTTATGAGCCAACATCAGGCAGCGCGAGTGACTAACTTCCAAACTGGGCTGGTGATCGCCCCCGTCTGGATGTAAAGGTTTGCGCCGGTGCTGTCGATGTACATTGAGCCGGGGCCAGCAAAGTTGTCACCCGTTGTACCGTTAACAGGAACACCCGTAGCAACCATAACCACAACATCATCTTCCATGCGGATGTTGGCTTTGGTGTAAGGAATGACGCC